CGGAAACAGTTGATAATGCTTACTGGTTGATTAAGCACGGTATGAATATCTGTGATGAGTTTCAACTTCGTTATGGAAAACCACATTCGTGCTATAATACGCTTTTAGAGGCATACTATTTGTTTCCAAAAGGTAAGATTACAGAAGTGACTCCATTTGCTCGTGCTATGCCTGAGGAATGGAAGTTTGACGAAACTATTGATACATTTGAAGCGTATCGAAGGTATATTGCATCCAAACCTTGGGTGTCTGAAAACTATCTTCGTATGCCACAACGCAAACCTGATTGGGTCTAAATTATGACAAGTGAATTTCTTTTTGTGGAGAAATACCGTCCTCAAGTAATTGATGATTGTATTCTTCCTGATGAAACTAAAAAAACATTTAAGGAGTTTGTAGAGAAGGGTGAGATTCCGAATCTCCTTCTCGCAGGACCTCCTGGTATTGGTAAAACTACCATTGCAAAAGCATTGTGCAATGAACTGGGGGCAGATTGTTATGTTATCAACGGATCTGACGAAGGACGTTTCCTGGATACTGTACGGAACCAAGCGAAGAACTTCGCTTCGACCGTCTCACTTACGGGATCTTCTAAACACAAAGTCATCATCATCGACGAAGCAGACAATACCGGTAGTGATGTTCAACTCCTACTACGGGCAAATATTGAGGCATTTTATAACAACTGCCGATTCATTTTTACCTGCAACTACAAGAACAAAATCATTGAACCTCTTCACTCCCGATGTGCAGTCATCGACTTCACCATCAAGGGGAAGCAAAGAGTTCAACTTGCAGGTTCTTTCTTTCAACGACTTCAATCGATCCTGGATCAGGAAAAAATTGAGTATGATCAAAAAGTCGTTGCGGAACTCGTATCGAAACACTTTCCAGATTTTCGACGTGTTCTAAACGAAATCCAGAGGTATTCTACTGGTGGTAAGATTGACTCTGGTATTCTTGCATCTTTCTCAGACATCTCTGTAAATGAACTTATTAAGAATCTCAAAGATAAAAACTTTACTGAAGTCCGAAAGTGGGTGGTCAGCAACTTGGACAACGACGCTTCTCATCTACTTCGCAGGGTTTATGACGCCGCTTTTGATCACCTTCTACCCCAATCTATTCCTGCTGCTGTTCTTGTTATTGCTAAGTATCAATACCAATGTGCATTCGTGGCTGATCAGGAAATAAATCTTCTTGCAGCTCTCACGGAAATTATGTGTGAGTGTGAGTTCAAATGACAAGTCAAAAACAACTAAAAACTTGTTTGAGGTATCCTGGGGGCAAGAGTAGAGCAGTCGCTAAAATGGATCCGTATTTTCCTGATCTTCGCAACTATGAAGAATTCCGCGAACCATTTCTTGGTGGTGGAAGTGTTGCGATTTATGTAACTAAAAAATATCCTGGATTAAATATTTGGGTAAATGATTTATATGAACCTCTTGTAAATTTCTGGCAACAACTCCAGATGTTTGGGCATGATTTGAAAAGTGAACTTGTAGATTGTAAACTTGCTTACAACACTCCAGATTTAGCAAAAGAATTATTTCTCAAATCAAAGGAGCAGATCAATGATCAAACTGTGTCAAATTTTGATCGTGCTGTGGCTTTCTATGTTGTCAATAAGTGCAGTTTCAGTGGTCTCACAGAGAGTTCATCATTTTCAGCACAGGCATCGAATTCCAACTTCTCTATGCGGGGTATCGAAAAACTGCCTGAGTATTCCAAAATAATTGAACATTGGCGTATAACTAATTATTCCTACAACTATTTGTTGGATGGAAATATGGGTGCTTTTGTGTATCTTGATCCTCCTTATGATATTAAGGATAATCTCTATGGGTGTAAGGGATCAATGCATAAAGGATTTGATCACGATAAGTTTGCTGCTGATTGTGCTGCTTGTTATATGCATCAACTTGTAAGTTATAACTCTGATCAACTTGTAAAGGACCGTTTTGTGGGTGAAAAGTGGAAGACTGGTGAGTTTGATTTAACTTATACGATGCGTTCTGTTGGTGAGTATATGCGAGAGCAAAAAGAAAGAAAGGAACTTTTGCTATTTAATTATAATAAAAATTTGTTATGGAATTGAAGGACTGGTTGAATTCGGTAAATTTTACTAAAGAAGATTTATCTGGGGATATTAAAGAATATCCTCCATTCATTGTGAATAAGTGCTTGTCTGGACATATTGATTCTGTTCTTTTTGCTAACGAAATGAATATGAATCATCACCTTGACAAAGATCTGCAATATTTGTTTTATCTAAATAGTCTAAGGAAACGGAAGAGATTTTCTCCCTGGCTCCGTAAGGATAAAGTCACGGACTTAGAATGTATAAAACAATACTATGGATATAGTAATGAAAAAGCATCTCAAGCTCTGAAAATCCTGACAAAAGAACAACTTACTTTCATTAAAAAACGACTTGATATTGGAGGAAAAAAATGACTACTACGGTAGAACCTACTGTTGATTGGTCGCAAGACCAAATGCTAGAGGTGATTCTTAATGAACCTGATGACTTTCTGAAAGTTCGTGAAACTTTGACTCGTATCGGAGTTGCATCACGCAAGGAGAAAAAACTATATCAATCTTGCCATATTCTTCATAAGCAAGGTAGATATTTCATTGTTCACTTTAAGGAACTATTTGCTCTTGATGGCAAACACGCAAACTTGACTGTAAATGATGTTCAACGTCGTAATCGCATTGCACGTCTTCTTGCTGATTGGGGATTGATTACAGTAGTAAAAGAAGATTCAGTTTCTGATATTGCACCCCTGAACCAAATTAAAGTTCTTGCTTATAAGGATAAGGGTGACTGGATTCTTGAGCAGAAGTATAATATTGGTAAAAAAGGAAAAGGAGTAGAAACCGAATAAATAGTATTGTGCCATTCGTGCGGCACTCTACAAAAGTCGGAACACCCTAAAAAGAGGTTCGGTTTTACCGATACCTCTTTTTTTCGTTTTTTGTATAATTAGTGATGGATGCCGTAAGGGTCCACAAAACACAAACCTCGCTTTTAAAGGAGATACCATAATGACTAATCTGATGAAGTATCAGGCTGCAGATCTTCCTGCTTTGCTGGAAAGAATTAATCGCAATACAATTGGACTGGACGAATACTTTGATCGTATTTTTAGTCTTCATGAAACTACATCAAACTATCCTCCTTACAACCTAGTTCAGGTAAATAATGTGGAGTCTAGATTAGAACTCGCACTTGCTGGATTTAAGAAGAAGGAAGTTTATGTCTACACTCAAGACGGCAAACTCTTTATTGAAGGTCAAAAAGAAGACAAGGAAACTGAGTCTAACTATCTGCACAAGGGTTTGGCTCAACGGTCATTTACACGTTCCTGGACACTTTCTGATGACACGGAAGTTAGATCAGTTGATTTTGAAGATGGGCTTTTGACAGTAACTCTTGGTAGAATTGTTCCAGATCATCATAAAAGAAAAGACTATCTCTAAATAAAAATAAAAATAAAAATGAAAACTTTTCTCCAGTACATTGAAGAATTAAAAGTTATTGGATATAGGATGGCAAAACCGCATTTAGGATTACCAAAAGGAAAGGCATATGCAAAAAGGTCGTCTTCAAGTGCTGGTGGAGGTTCTGATGGTAGTGGGGATGGTGGTGGAGATGAATAAATAAAATTGAATATCGTCGGCGCAGAGGAGCACCTGGCAAAATCCAGGTTGACTCCTCCTTTTTTTGTTGGTAAAATGAAAGGAGGTATGAACTACTTATGACTATTAAACTTTTATTGCTAAAATCTGGGGAAGACATTATATCCGATGTCTCAGAAATGTGTGTTGGTGATGCTGAAAATAGAAGAATAATTGGATATTTTTTGGATAAACCTTGTGTCGTTAAGATGAGAAATCCGAATCTAATTTCGGAAAAAGAAAGTGGGACCGATAAAAAAACAGGATTTCAGGTATCACTTTTTCCTTGGATGCCTTTATCAGAAGATGAAAAAATTTCCATTCCCGCCGACTGGGTTGTTACAATCGTTGAACCAATTAGAAAAATAAAAGAAATGTATCTTGGAGATGTATTAAAAGATGGAAAAGAAACAAGTCAAAATACTGGCACTGATGAACGATCTGATTCTGATCAGTCAGATTGAAGAAGTTGGTGCTGATATTGGAGAACCTGATTGTAAACTAACAAAACCGTTTGTTGTTAGAAAAGACAAAACAATGGAACCATTTCTTTGTGGTTATACAAAGGAAGATTCGTTTATGATGAGTTCGGATAAGATTCTTACTCTTGCTGATCCAACGCCAACACTTCTTGAAAAATATGAGGATTTAATTAAAGAATGAATTTTTACACTAATGTTCAGTTGATTGGAAATCAAATTTTAGTTCGTGGCGTTGAAAATGGTAAAAGATTTGAAGCAAGGGATGAGTTTTTTCCTACTCTTTATGTAAAAACTAAAAAAGAATCCAAATATAGAACGTTAAGTGGAGAAATAGTAGAACCTGTAAAACCAGGAACAGTTCGTGATTGTCGTGACTTTTATAGTAAATATGAAAATGTAGATGGATTTGAGATTTATGGAAACGACCGTTATATCTACCAATACATCTCAGAAAAATATCCAGAGGATGAAATCAAGTTTGACATTAGTAAAATTAAACTTGTAACTTTGGATATTGAGGTTGCTTCTGAAGGTGGATTTCCTGATGTTGAATCTGCATCAGAAGAAATCTTGTCAATCAGTATTCAGGATTACACAACCAAGAAGATTATTACATGGGGAGTTAAACCATTTAATAATACTCGTAGTGATGTGACATATCATTACTGTCCATCAGAATATGAACTTCTAAACAACTTTATCAATTATTGGATGGTTGATGTTCCTGACGTGATCACTGGGTGGAATATTCAAATGTATGACGTTCCTTATATTTGTAAAAGACTTAATCGTGTTCTTGGTGAAAAACTGATGAAACGTTTTTCTAACTGGGGACTTGTGACTGAAGGTGAAGTATTCATTAATGGACGTAAACATACAACGTTTGATGTGGGCGGATTGACACAACTTGACTATCTTGATCTTTATAAGAAGTTTACATATAAAGTTCAGGAATCTTACCGTCTAGATTACATTGCTGAAGTAGAACTTGGACAAAAGAAACTAGACCACTCTGAGTTTGATACATTTAAAGACTTCTATACCAAAGGATGGCAAAAGTTTATTGAATATAATATCGTTGACGTGGAACTTGTTGACCGTTTGGAAGATAAGATGAAACTGATTGAACTTGCTTTAACGATGGCATATGATGCAAAGGTAAACTATGCCGATGTATTTTATCAAGTTCGTATGTGGGATAATATTATCTACACATATTTGAAGAAGAGAGATATTGTAATTCCACCACGAAATAAGGAGCGCAAAGATGAAAAGTATGCTGGTGCATATGTAAAAGAACCAATTCCAGGAATGTATGATTGGGTGGTGAGTTTTGACCTTAACTCTCTATATCCACACTTGATTATGCAATATAACATCTCACCAGAAACCCTTATAGAAGAAAAACATCCAACAGTAAATGTCGATAAGATTCTGAATAAAGATCTTACTTTTGAGATGTATAAAGATTATGCTGTGTGTGCTAATGGGGCAATGTTCCGTAAAGATGTTCGTGGATTTCTTCCAGAGTTGATGGAAAAGATTTACCAAGAACGCACCATCTACAAAAAGAAGATGCTTGCTGCGGAACAGGAATATGAGAAAACTAAAAAGAAGGAATTGAAGAAAGAGATTGCCCGCTGCAATAACATTCAGATGGCACGAAAGATTCAACTTAACTCTGCTTATGGTGCCATTGGAAATCAGTATTTTCGTTATTATAAACTAGCAAATGCTGAGGCAATCACTCTTTCTGGGCAGGTTTCTATCCAGTGGATTATGAATAAAGTCAATTCATATCTGAATAAAATCCTTAAAACTGATGGTGAAGATTATGTCATTGCTTCTGATACTGACTCTTTGTATATTAATATGGGTCCTCTGGTTGAGAGTGTATTCAAAGGCAGAGAGAAAACTACTCAAAGCATTGTTTCGTTCCTTGATAAGGTCTGTAATCTGGAATTTGAAAAGTATATTGAAAGTTCTTACCAAGAATTGGCTGACTATGTAAATGCTTATGATCAGAAAATGTTTATGAAGCGCGAGTGTATTGCTGAACGTGGTATTTGGACTGCAAAGAAAAGATATATTCTGAGTGTTTGGGACAGTGAAGGTGTTAGATATGAAGAACCTAAACTGAAGATTAAAGGTATTGAAGCAATCAAATCTTCAACTCCAGCACCTTGCCGTAAGATGCTAAAAGAATCTTTTAATATTATGATGAGCGGAAGTGAAGATAATATGATTAAGTTTATTGAAGAATGTCGTGATAAGTTCAAAAAAATGCCACCAGAACAAATTTCATTTCCACGTTCAGCATCTGATGTTCAAAAATATTCATCTTCTTCTAATCTTTATATTAAAGGGACACCAATTCATGTACGTGGAGCACTGCTTTTCAATCATTATATAAAACAAAAAAAGTTGACAAACAAATACTCCCTAATCCAGAATGGAGAAAAAATTAAGTTTGTCTATCTAAAAAAACCAAATATTATTCACGAGAACGTGATCTCTTTTATTCAAGATTTTCCGAAGGAACTCAATCTTGACAAATACATAGACTATGAACTACAATTTGAGAAAGCATTTTTAGAACCACTCAAAATTATTCTTGATGTAATTGGGTGGAATGTTGAAAAAACTTCGAGTTTGGAGTCTTTCTTTTTTTGATGGAAATACCAATCAGTGATAACGAATTAAAAAAAATCATAGAAATTTTAAAAAATTCTAAAGAGCAACAACTTTATGCTAAGTTGTGGTCATTTAATGTTAATAGGAAAAAATAATTATGGACTTCTTAAAGGATATTGTAAAAGAAATTGGTGATGACTTTACCAAGTTAGCATCGGATATTGATGAGACTGAGACTTATGTTGACACGGGTTCATACATTTTTAATGCACTGGTTTCAGGTAGTATATTTGGCGGTGTATCTGGGAATAAGATTACTGCTATTGCTGGAGAGTCTTCTACTGGAAAGACTTTTTTCTCTCTCGCTGTGGTTAAGAACTTTCTTGATACTCATCCCGATGGTTACTGTCTCTACTTTGACACTGAGGCTGCTATCACTAAATCTCTAATTGAATCTCGCGGAATTGATACTTCTCGTTTGGTTGTTGTTAACGTTGTTACTATTGAGGAGTTTCGCACAAAAGCACTCAAAGCAGTAGATATGTATTTAAAGGCACCCGTAGAAGACCGCAAACCCTGTATGTTTGTGTTAGATTCTTTGGGAATGCTGTCTACAAGCAAAGAAATCAAGGACGCACTGAATGAAAAAGAAGTTAGGGATATGACTAAATCCCAACTTATTAAAGGTGCTTTCAGAATGCTCACACTTAAACTAGGTCAAGCAAATGTCCCACTCATTGTCACAAATCATACATACGATGTCATCGGAGCTTACGTACCAACTAAAGAAATGGGAGGAGGTTCTGGGCTCAAGTACGCAGCAAGCACGATCATTTATCTCAGCAAAAAGAAAGAAAAAGATGGAACAGAAGTGGTCGGAAATATTATCAAAGCTAAGACTGCTAAGTCGCGTTTGAGTAAGGAGAATAAAGATGTTGAGATCCGTTTGTATTATGATGATCGCGGCCTTGATCGTTACTATGGTCTTCTGGAACTTGGTGAGATTGGTGGACTCTGGAAGAATGTAGCAGGACGTTATGAAATTGGTGGTAAAAAACTTTATGCTAAACAGATTCTAAAAGAACCTGAAGTATATTTTACTGAAGAAGTAATGCAACAATTAGACGAAATCGCACGTAAGGAATTTAGTTATGGAGAAAGTTGAGTTTCTAGTTCTTAGAAACCTTTTACACAATGAAGAATATATTCGAAAAGTAATACCTTTTATTAAATCTGAATATTTTGAAGATGCAAATCAAAAGATTATATTTGAGCAAATATTGTCTTTTGTCCAGGAATATAACCAACCGGCAACCAAAGAAGTTCTTTGTATTGAAATAGAAAACCGTCAAGATATTAACGATACTTCTTTTAAGGAAATTATAAATTTAATTTCTTCTTTGGATGATGTTCCTGCGGAGTTTAATTGGTTGGTTAATACTACTGAAAAGTGGTGTCGTGATCGTGCCATTTATTTGGCACTTATGGAGTCAATTCATATTGCTGATGGTAAAGATGAGAAGAAGAATCGTGATAGCATCCCTTCTATTCTTTCTGATGCTCTTGCTGTAAGTTTTGATACCCATATTGGACATGATTACTTACAGGACTATGAACAACGATATGAGTCTTATCACAAAAAGGAGGATAAAATTGAATTTGATCTTGAATACTTTAACAAAATCACGAAAGGTGGTCTCCCTAACAAAA